TCCGCATGTCGATGTAGTCACGCCCTAGGTTGTTTAGGCTGTAGGAGAACCTGTTCTCGTCCACCAGTGGGGCTGCAACCATCGTGTCGATAATCCTACCCTCCACCTTTACCCCCTCTGCACGGAGCCATCCTGCGTCGTAGGTAGCATTGTGCATAACCTTATCGATGTGTGGAGTAGCCATCTGTTTCTTGAGCCACTTCATTGTCATCTTGGGATCTAAATTGTGACCGTTCTGGTGCCGGATCGGGAAGTATCCCTGATAATCCCCGGCTGCTACAGCTATACCCACGATGTTGCCGTCGTCTCTTGCCCACCCCGGGCCAAGCGTTTGGATGTTTGGATCCCGAGTCTCGAGATCTACAGCAATTGTTTTGTACTGCGTTAGATCAGGAAACTCTGTGGGTATGTTCCAATCAGGATCTAGTGACTCCCCAAGCTCCATCCGTGCCAGTAGGTCAACTGTCTTTTTATCTTTTCTGTCTCTTGCCATTAAAAATATCTAACCTTTTCTCGATATCTGCCTCGTTTTCACAGCACTCTGCTCCTAGTGCTGCATATCCGGCTATGTCCATCCAACTATCCTCGCTATCGAGCGAGTTCAAAAGTCGGGCCATCTTTAGCCAAATCATCATGAGGGCAACATGCCTTGTGGTAATGTAGCCTTGGTGTTTGTGGGCTTCATTCACAATGATGTTCCAACCCTCGAGTATGCGAGTAAAATTCTCGAATGAATCTCCATACTCCTCTGCTCTTGGTCCGCCAATTATTTCCTTGGCTTTATCTAATACTTCATCACGTTTCATAACTTATACCTATATCTGTGGTCTGTATCCACGAGACACAGACGGTTTTTAGTTCTCGTCAAGCCAACGTACATGGCTCGATGCTCATCGTCAGGATACTTACTGTCCACACACGCCTTGGTTGAACCCAAGAACACGGCACAGTTGTCGTCCTCTCCTCCCTTCATTCCGTGAAATGTAGAGATTTTTATGCGTGGATCTCCTGTAATATCTTCTCCACGTCTTTCCAGTGCTTGTATGTATCGCTTCTCACTGTCCCCGAACCTTGCCACATCCAAAGCGTCACGATCAATAGATGCTGTCATACCAAAGTCCTTGACAAGCCTATCGTAGGTCAGGAAACCCTCCGGGTCTGCTGCATCAAGAAGCCCTGCGGACCCACGCTTTACGACGGCCTTGTCTCCTTGTTTCGGAACAAACTCGTACAAAGATCGGATCGAAGGAAGCTCGACACCTTCCCCGGCCTGTAGTCGTCTCCATATCTTCGCTGCTTCTGCTGCTTTTTGATTGACGCTGCTCTTGCCCTTGACCGAAAACAAATGTCCCTCGAGCCATAGCTGTGAGGACCACTCTCGAACAAAAGAATTGGTACGAGCCATCAAGGTCCACGAACCTTGGCTTAGATCGAGATCGTATGGATTCAGTGCCCAGTCGATACGTCCCTCGTTATCTGTTGGGTTAAAAACCTTTTCTCTTCGAACCGATATACGCTTCACAACTTTCTGTGACAGATCGTGTACAACCTTTGGCATGCGATAGCTTTGTGTAAGAACTCTGAAGTTATCTGATGCCCCCAGGAATCTTTTGACATCAACCCCTGTCCACCTGTGGATTGCCTGATCGTCATCCCCGGCGATCAATACACGCTTGGCGCATCGAGCAATCTCGAACACCATCTCCCATTGCAGTGGTGTTAAATCCTGTGCCTCGTCAACAATAAACAGATCGAGGTGAGGCGGATCTCCTATCTGTACATACTTTTCTATTAGATCTGCAAAATCAAACTTGTTGGTAGCTGATTTATACGCTTGTAACTCTGCTTCTACTTTCCGCAGCTGAAAGAAATGCAGCGCATGGTTGGCTACCTCGTTGAACTCTTTCTCGATACTAATCATTCGATATCGAGATCTGTTTTCCATCTGTAGGTACACGTCTCCACTGTCCAAGGCTGTAGGTATCAACATGCCATCGTCTGGACTCACGGCACTCGCACCTCGGAACTTTAGTCCAAGCTCTCGAGAAAGAACGTCCCAGTCTTCCGGGCCAAGCATATCTTTGGTTGCAAGATTGAGTCCATTGAATGCCCAAGAGTGCAACGTCCTGAACCATGGCAGATCTTTTCGATCTACGTTGAACTTAACACAGGCTCGAGACACAGCTTCATGAATAGCTTTCCGTGTAAACGAAACGTAACCAATACGATCAGGCGGTGTGCCGAGGCGCATAGCTTCCTCGATCTCCTCCATCAGCGTGTAGGTTTTTCCGCAGCCCGGGGGGCCAAAGATAATCTCGGCGTTGGGTATCATTCCTGTACGCCTCGAGGTCTGCTTTCTAACCAGTCAACAACCTCGTCTTCTTTCCAACGGCTTGCGCTGCGCTTGCCGTCATCCTGTCCAAGAACGACAGGCTCGGGAAACTCTCCCTCGTTTACCCATTTATAAATGGTTGATCTCGAGACGTTCAGCCACTCTGAAACCTCTCCGACCTTTAAGAGCTTAGAACGGGACTTCATACTTATCCTCCTTTACGTCAATCTCTATGTCAGCGTCATCAAATGCAGGAACCCACCACACACGGATTGACGTGTACTTGCCGTCCTCGCGTTTGATATTCCGTGTGCCATGGCACTCCTCGTTATGATTCATTTGTTTAAGTTGATCCTGAACCTGTGCCCTCGTGTATTGTGTGAAGCTTCGGTTCTTCAGGTATTCCATGAGAGCCTCGATACGGAACTTGGTTAGCCCCTTCTCGGTCCATGGTTTTCCAAGCTCCATCTCCTCTGGAGACATAGCTCGAATACGGCTTGTACAAAAATTTCTCAGGTGCTCACGGAACTGACCAGAGTATGTAAGTTCTTCCGAGACCGGGATCTTTGTAGCTGTCTGCATCATTCCGTTGATTGTTTTCTGCCATAGCGATGGCTTTGGAACTGGTGGCATTATATCTAGCTGCTCCATACACGCACGTTGAAACAGTGTTGGATGCTGTAGTTGATCTGTCGATAGGACCAACCGACCACCATCGACGGTCATGAAATATAATCGAGGCTCTGATTGCATGATAGTAAGTCCATCTATTTTGGCTGAGTCAGGAGCGTCCTCGCCTATGCCAAACTTTCTAGTGCGGCATATGTCTTTGTTACAGTGGTCCTTCAGTGGACACACATCACACTGGTAGAAATACTCTTTGCGCTCCAGAGATTTCTGTAGCTGCATAACCTCTGAGGCCGGGAGGGGTGGCTCACATAAGATACGATTGTATTCTTCGTGGTGTGACTTCCAGTCGTCCGACCATTTCATGCGACAGTACACGCCCACCGCAAACATAAATATGTTTCTGTTCTCTGTGACCTTGCCCAAGCTCGAGATCAACTCCAAGCAATACGCACCGTCACTGAAGTGTATGCGCTCTCCACCGAACTCCATCTCTGTCAACTCGGACATCGATACTCGAGACTTCTCTGCTGCTTTTAGAAACTGACTCAGTGTCATTGCTTCACACTTTTTATTGAAACAATACCGCATGGTTTCTTCTGCATTGTAGTATGGGAGATTAATAAAGTTACCGAGATCCCCCCGGTCCTCGATAATCGTATCCTGTTTTGGAAACACCTCACAACCAGAGTGCCCTATGGCTGACGCCATCTCGGACAACAACTCACGGACCAATGCCGCAGGTTCCCAGTGTTTCAAAAATAAAAATAAATGTGCACCGCCTGACTTAGATCTGCAATGCAGCAACGGAAGTTTTAAATCCTGTATCTTTTTGTTCAGCGTCTTGTGATCGAGATCGTAGATGTCGATATCCAAAGCACCAAACTTGCACACATCACCAGAACGAATCGGTATCGAACCGATCCCTTGTTCACCATCGATGTGGCCCTGTAATTTTTCTGCTGTCAGCGTTTCTCGAATCACGAAACTTTTGGCATCCGCCTTGCCGTTTCTACCAATGCGCCCCACGTTCGTGGCACCGTGGCCTTTCTGTGATCCTTCGAAGACCGCCAACATTTGTTCTGCTGCTGACATAAGTTACTCCTGTTGTGAAGGGTGGGGGGTGGTGTCGGACGCGGTCTAGACTCGGCCTTCAACCTTCACCCCCCAAAGCTGCTTAGAACGGTATCGAATCGTCCTCCTTTTTCTGAGACTCGGGGGGAGTCTCTTCAGGAGCAGCTTTCACTTCACCCGCAGCCACGCTCTCACGGAACGCTTTGGCTTCGAGGAGCAGATCACGGTTCTTAACCAGATCTACTTTTTCTATCTGGTAGTTGCCCCACGAACCTTGGTCATTGCTTTCCTCAGTTGTAGTCAACTTCCACATGGTCGCGTACACAGGCGGAGTAACCATCTGCCCGGTCTTCGGGTGTTTGATTTTCTGCATAGCGATTTGTGTCTTCCAACGACGGCTAACCTTTAGCTGTGTCGCTTTCATGTCCACGACGACAGGCTGAAACGCACCGTCCTCGTCAACAACTAGACAGTAGTGCTGATCTGACTTCACCATCTCGTTACCGTTGGGCAACAATTCCTTCGCGCCTTGGCGCTCAGTCTTTTGGAGAATAGGATCGTTAGCAGCAATCTCCCCATGGAAACCACCGCCCTGTTCACGAGGTGTGAACTCCAGATACTTCGTAGTCTGGTAACATGGAATCAACACGACACCTGTTTCACCATCCCAGTACTGATTAGATACTGTGTTGAACATATCCCCGGAAGATGCACCGTCGATATACTCCGGCTTCTTCTTGTTCAACTGTGGTGACAATGCCTGAAGAATTCTCAAGAAAGGTATTTGCATCTCCGAGCTTTCGAAGACTGCACCGTCCCCTGCAAATTCTAGTATGTCATCCATGACATCCGTTGATACAGATGTCTCTTTCTTTTTTGCTACAGCGTTTGCCATTATGCTTTCCTCCTGATCTGTGCTGCGTTAGCTATGAATGCCCCGAACATATCGAGGTCAATCGGTTTACCATCTGTCACACGTTCCTTAACGAACGCTTTGAGAGTAGATGGGTGAACATGAGTCTTGGTCTTTGGATCAAAACCCTTTTCTTGCAGGATACCAACAACGTCTCCTGCCATATTGTCTTCGCCCTTGCCGAACGAACAAGTCACGTCGTTCTTGATAATGTCGTCCAAGCCATTCTCACGCAGCCAAGCGAATGCCTCATCCTTACGGTCTTTTGGTATAGATGCATGCACCATCATCTTTCTCTCGACAGTCAGACCATCGACATCAAGACGCTCAACGCCCATCTCGTCCATAAGTGAGGGTATGTTCTCCACAGAGAGCTTATGCTTCTCAGCTTTCAATGCTTTCATGTGAAGCTCCGCATCCTCGATTTGCTTCTCGACGTTGCGAAGTGTGCGAACAAGATCACTGAGTTGCTTTCCTGTTCCCGAATCGACTTGAGCAAGTGCCTCGCTCTCATCGAAGTAGTCTTCAAAGATATCAGTCATGATAAGTTTTTTCCTCTTCAGGGTTGAAATTTCGAACCAAACGGTCCATGTATTGGACTATATAGGGAGAACTAGATGGATTACAAGTACAAATTTAAAACAAAACCGTATAAACATCAAAAAACTGCTTTGGACCTTGGTGGACAACGGAAGTTTTTTGGTTACTTTATGGAGATGGGGACAGGTAAATCTAAGGTCCTGATCGACAACATCGGCATGCTGCACATGCAAGGTGAGCTAGATTTTGCCCTGATCATTGCACCAAAAGGTGTGTATCGCAACTGGGTATCAAAAGAAATCCCGGAGCATATGTCAGACGATGTTCCTGTGCGTGTGATTCGGTGGGTAGCCGGGGCAAACAAAAAGCAGCAAGAAGAAATGCGTTCGGTCAGAGACAAGTTCGAAGGGCTGACAGTGTTTGTTATGAACGTCGAAGCGTTCTCATCTGTCAAAGGTAGGCAAGCCGGGGAGTGGTTGGGTCGTGCGTTTGGACAAAGAGGTATGATTGCAATCGATGAATCAACGACCATCAAGAACCACAAAGCCAAACGCACCAAAGCTTTGACAAAAATCTCCCAGTCATTCAAGTACAAAAGACTATTGACAGGGTCTCCCATCACAAAAAGTCCGCTTGACATTTTTTCTCAAGCAGAATTTCTGCAAGAAGGATTACTGAGATACGATTCCTTTTACGCATTCCAAGCTCGATACGCTGTGTTGCAGCGCAGAAAGATGGGCGCTCAGTCTTTCAATCAGGTCATAGGATTCAGAAACCTCGAGGAGCTAACAAAAATGATCGATGAGTTTTCGTATCGAGTCCTGAAAAAAGATTGTCTGGATCTACCAGAAAAAACATACACGGTCAGATATGTATCGACCACCAAAGAACAACTCGAGATGTACGAAAGTCTCAGGCGTCACGCCATGGTTCTGTTCGAGGATGGCGAGATGACATCTGCCCCGGCTGTTATCACACAGCTACTACGGCTCCAACAAATTTTGTCCGGGCACCTGAAGACAGACGAGGGTGAAATGGTTACCTTCCCATCGAAGCGCATGG